AATAAGTTTTTTAACTTTTTCCCAATCCAATCCGCCATGCCCACAGCCGAGAGCTGGTAGTGTTATCGTCAAACCTTCTTTGTTCTTTACGTAGTCAGAAAGCCAGATAAGACCACTTTCAATGTATTCGTACTCAGATGGGTTTCGCCAATGATCCTTAGTAGGGAAGTTTATAATCTCAATTCCTTTCGAAAACATGTCTTCTTTTTTCCATACGCTAGGTTTTCCAGGCAATATTTCATTAGCCTTGCATTGACGGACATACTCTTTGAACATCTCAGGATATTTGTTTTTGAAGGCTAGAGCGACCCCCGCCCCCATGACACCTACACAATTAACTGTGTTAACTCTAATATCGGCATCAAAATCAAAGAAGTTTCCTTTAACAAACTCTAACATATGTTATTACTCCTAATCACACACAGTACTCTCGATTCTAAATCCGCTATTGATTTACTGTGGGTTGTCACCCATTCAGGATTGATTGCATTCATGTCAGCTTTTGATAGAGCAATGAGCATTTTCAAGTCATTTTCATCTTTGATTATATCAATCAATTGCTTCTCATCTCGGCCCTTCACAACAATGTCACCAATCAAGTCGTCATAAGTTACTAATGTTACTATCTTTCTTATAGATTCTTCACTTAGTCCGCCAATATCTTCAGTAAGAATTCGCTTTAACATAGGCAAGGATTTTGCAGCATGGTCATTATCAGCTTTGGTCATTCCATCTTGCCCCCAGCGAGACTTCGGCCCTTTACCTATATCATGTAGATATGCGGCAATAAGAACAATTTCTTTATCCGCATCAGACAGTCCATTATATTCATGGAACTGTTCGAGAGCACCCGCAACTTTTCTGCTATGCGTGCCAACATCATCAGTGTGCGGCCAATAGCTGGCCTTTAACCCGTCTATATCATCAAGTTCTTTTATTGATGAGAAGTTTTTTTTAATTGCATCTAAAGCATCACGAAGGCTTTTATACTTATTGATTTTGTTATCACTTTTATATATTTTTTCAATTGTTTTTTCCATGTCTTTTTTTAAAAAGTATGGCCCAGTCACAATTGATTTTCTTTTGCCATCGTAAAAGTTTATGTAATAGTGTTCCTCATCACACTTAATTTCAGGTGGCTCTATTCCTTTGTCTTTAAATATCCCCACTACTGTATCCTTAATCCATTCATTCCAAACTATTATGTGATCCAGTTCTGAGATATTAATGCTACCGGGAACAAGTAACTCTGCCATCTTCTGTTGACGATACCTCTCTGACGGGCACGACCATTTCTTTCTATCAATAGCATCCCAGTTTAAAGAGTTAAGCATATTTAGTGATTGGGAATTATAAAAATTTGGCGGCACATCTGTGTTTGCTGAA